ACCTTAACATAAACCAGTTCGTTAAATTCCTAGTGAAACTGAACAAACACCATATAAGCAAGATACCATTGCCAATTTACCACTAGGTTGATAACAATTATAATAAGAGAAACTAATTTTATATTTTTATTGATTAATATGGATGAAACAAGAAACTGGAAAACAGTAACAGTAGATGAAGAAGGCCATCCTGTGTTGAAGTATGATCCACACCATGATGAAACCATCGACATCCGAACTGGTGAGGTCATCCAAGGGCATTAATGATATTTATGGTTGACTATACTTGCATACACGAAGAGCAGATACAAGGGCAAAGTCGAAAGATTGCTGAACTCGAAACACGGGCAGATTATAAAGACAAAAGGATAGATGATTTGTACGTGAAGATTGAGAAGATGGAAAACAAGATAGACACTTTGAACGATAATGTCAACCAGTTAATATTATTATCGAATAAGGGAGACACCGACCTTGAACTCCGATTAAAAGCTATAGAGACAGAGTTAGCATTACAGAAAGAAACAAGCATACAAAACCATAACAGAGTCAGTCAATTACTGGCACTAGTCGGAGTCGGACTAACCATCATAACCATACTAATCAATGTATACTTCAAAATGATATAGAACCTTACACTATTTAATAGGAGGTGTAAGTATAGCAAGACCTAAATTCTCAGAAGAAATATGCAATTGTTTAGTGGAGAATTATGGCAATGGGATGCCACTCAAATACTGTGCCGACAGTGTAGGGATAGCAAGACAGACTATTTATGATTGGATGAATAAAGGCAAGAAAGCAAAGAGTGGTAAATATCATGATTTTTATTTAGAGATGCAGAGAGCCAAGTCCAAGTTTATAGCCCATCATATTCAGAAGATTGGTGAGAATAAGTCTTGGATGAGTAGCCAATATCTTTTACAGGTTACTGACCCTGAACAGTTTGTTGTGGCTGAGAAGCAACAAATCGAAGCCGAAACCAAACAAACCATTGAGGCTAATGTTGATATGACAGACCCACGTATCCAAGAGTCAGACCTTGCAATGCTAAAGGAATTGATAGGCGACAAGAATGATAACGGCAGAGGAGATAAGCCAACTACCGAGTAAACCACGAGGCATAGGCGAATGGAGTATCCTTATCAATAATGGTTACTGGCGACCACGAAACTTCGATGTACTAATCATTGAATTGTTAGGTTATGCCTTGCAAGGCCGAGTCAGTAAGATATTATTGGGTGTACCAAGCAGACACGGAAAGAGTACACTCATCAGTAAGAACTTCGCTTCATACTTCCTAGCCCATTACCCAAATGATAAAGTCATACTAACCGCCTACAGTCAAGGATTAGCCAGTGAGTTCGGTGGACAAGTCAAAGACGTCCTAAACTACTACGGCAACCTATCACCATACAAAGTCTCACTATCCACCGACTCCAAAGCTAAAAACAAATTCAAATTAAACCATCCGTATCGTGGACAAATGTTAGCAACTGGTGCAGGTGGAAGTATACTTGGGTTTGGTGCGGGATTGTTTATTGTTGATGACCCTATTAAGAATATTGCAGATGCAGAAAGTAAGGTGAAACAGCAACGGTTGAGTGATTGGTTTGAAGCCACCGCAAAGACAAGGTTGGAGAAACGGAGCAATGGATTACCACCGATAATGTTAGTCATCGCTCAAAGATTACATTTACATGATTTACATGGTATCATACGAGAATCAGAGCCTACAATCGATGCACACGAAGGTATGCAGATACTCCGTGATGGCGGTACTATTGACCCTAATGTTTGGCTTGACCTTAATATTCCTGCCATATGCGATAGCCCAAATGATTTACTGGGCCGTCAAATAGGTGAAGTGTTATGGGAGGAGCAACGGTCGTATGATTGGTTGATGGCAGAGAAACAGTCAATGGGCAGTTACTTGTTTAATGCGATATATCAAGGCCAACCGATTGAACGTGATGGTAACATTTTCAAACGGTCTTGGTTTATGGATGAGACTACTAATCGCATTTATAACCTTATTGACAAAGACCAGTTACCACCAGATTTACCAATGATGAGATACTGGGATTTCGCAGCTTCAGGTAAAGAGGGGGATGGAACCAGTGGTTTATTGACTGGTTATGATGGTGAGAACCTTTACTTTATCGACCTTGTTGCTGGTAAGTTCAGTAGTAGTGAAACCTTGAAGGTGTTCAAGCGTACTGCCAAACGAGATGGGAAGAGTGTATTGATTAAGATTGAGCAGGAACCAGGAGCAGGTTCCAAGTTACTGATTAATGCCTTTCGTAGAGATAAGGAGTTAAAGAGATACCATATCAGAGCCGATAAGGTAAGAATGGCAAAGAACATAAGAAGCTTTGACCTTGAAGCATTATCCGAAGATGGTAAGGTTTATTTCGTTAAGGCAGATTGGAATATGAAACTCATCGACCAATTAGTAAGTTTCACTGGTGCTGATGGTGGAGAAGATGACATAGTCGATACAGCGACTGGAAGTGCTCGTAGTTGGTTGCGACCGAGGAGGAAGATAAATGTTTAAACTTATTCAAGGAGATTGTATAGACCAAATGCAAAGGTTAATCGAGGATAATGTTAAAGTGGATTTGGTAGTAACATCTCCTCCCTATGATAACCTACGAACCTATAATGACTCTCTCAATTGGAATTTTGATATATTCAAGCAAGTAGCAGACAAATTATACCAAATCGTAACTGATGGTGGAGTTGTAGTATGGATTGTCAATGATGCCACTATTAATGGTAGTGAAACTGGTACAAGTTTTAGACAAGCATTGTACTTCAAGGAAATAGGTTTCAACTTACACGATACAATGATATATCAAAAAGATGGATTATCCTATCCAAGCAATGTAAGATATTATTCCTCTTTTGAATATATGTTCGTTTTAAGCAAAGGAAAACCTAAATCAATCAATCTCATCGAAGATAGAGAAAATAGAAAGGGTGGAGAGTTAATCACATCTACTTTTAGACAACCAGATGGCACTCTTAAACAAAGCAATGGTAAAAAACTTAAAAAAAGAATTAAACCAAAGGGTGTAAGGTATAACATTTGGAAATATGGGACTGGTTATGGTAAATCTGCTAAAAATCCTATTGCATTTGAACATCCCGCTATCTTCCCTTTAGACCTTGCTAAAGACCATATACTCTCTTGGAGTAACCCTAATGATACAGTATTGGATTGCTTTATGGGAAGTGGAACAACTGGAGTTGCTTGTTTACAAACCAATAGGAATTTCATCGGTATAGAACTTGACAAAGACTATTATCAAATCGCACAAGAAAGGTGCAAAAATTACCAAACAAAATTAGAGGTATAAACATTATGACTAAAATTTCAGACTCATTCGTTGTTACTGTCGATGACAATAACGATTATCATTTAATAGACCATTTGGAACTTAATAAGTATGCTCTTAAAGCACAAGTAGACCCCGACAGTGGTTCCAAATACACCCCATCGGAAGACCAGTTAAAAGGCAATAATATCCTTGACCCTAAATACAATCCATACTATTTGGTACAATTGTTAGACTTATATACCTACCACGCCTCATGCGTTGAGGCTGTAGCGGTGGATTCCACTGGTATCAGTTACTCCTTGAAACCAGTTGAAGGTGTGGAACCAGTAGAAGCCGAGAAGACTAGACTCGAAGAAGTGTTAGAGAACAGTACACCATCAATCAATACTCAACTCCAAAGAATGGTATACGATAGGAGAAGTATTGGTTATGGTGCCATCGAGATAATCCGTGACACCACTTCAAAGTCTGACATCAAAAGATTAAAACACATACCAGCACATACTCTCCGTAGGCATACTGACCAAAAGCGTGTAGTCCATATCAATAGTATGGGCAAGAAGGTATGGTTTGTCATTTATGGAAAGAATTATGATGATGAAGGAAACCTATGCGATATAGACGCTGACACTGGAGAATTCAAACCATACAACAGTCTTGCACCACATCAAAGAGCAAATGAATTATTATGGAGTATGGAGTATGCTCCAGGAACTGATTACTATGGAAGACCACCTATTATATCCTGTCTTGGCAGTATTAAGGGAGACATAAGTGCAGTCCGTTACAATTACAGTTTCTTTGAGAATTATGGAATGCCAAAATTCGCCGTTACAGTTACTGGTGATTTCGCAGATTATGATGTTGAACCTGATGATCCAGATTATGACATTACTCAAACATTAAGGTATCGTATTAGTCAACAGATACGTGAGGTTATCAAGAACCCACATTCAGCTATTTGTATCACTATCCCTAGTGAGGGTGAAGAGGGTAATGTTGACTTGAAGATTACTCCATTAAGTGTTCAGACTGAGGAGGGTCATTTCCGTATGTACCGTAAGGATACAAGGGATGAAGTAATCCATTCTCACCACGTAGACCCTTCAAGATTAGGTATTTATGATGCTGGCAGTTTGAATGGTGGTAACAGTGATAACACTATGGCCTCCTATAAGTATGGTACTATTGCACCGATTAAGGCTGAGTGTGAAGCTTTGATTAACTTGATTGCTAAGGAGTTAGAGGTCAACACTTGGAGATTCTGCATTGAAGATGTTGCACCGATTGATTATAATAAGGACTTGGCTTTGGCTGATTTCTTGTTTGCCCGTGGTGCTATGACCATTAAAGACTTGATTGATAACTTTGGTAATAAGTTCGGTTTAGACATTGAGAACGAAGATGATTACTATCTCAATGCTCGTTACTTGAATGGTGTACCTTTGGAGCAAGTGTGGAACAACACTGAGGATAATCCTTACCTTGAAGTGGATAGCATATTGGCAAGTTTGGAAGGTAACTTAAATGAAAGCATTGAAGGCGAAGAAGCAGATATTGAGAAGCAAGATTAGTAATGCTCGTAGCCGAAACAATGAAAGACAACTCGAGCGAGAATTACAACGATTCTTTGACCGTCTTGGCAAGCAAGTGCAATCCAATCTTGAAGAGTATTGGAGTGAACACTTACTCCAAGGCCAAGTGGACTTGATCACACAACCCATTAGTGAAGCTCAAGCTGAATACTACCTAATACTCCAAAAGTATGACAAACGGGAATACCAGTTAGGTATAAGAGAAGCTCAAAGACTCGTAAAACTCTCACAAAAGAATTATGCTCACAAAGCCATTAAACCAAGGTTAAGAAAGACAAGAGACCTATTTGCGACATTGAGAGGAGCCGAACAAGACTTATTAGAACGTGTGTTCATTGCCAGTCAAGCCACACTAACAAGAGTAGATACATCAATAAAACTGTTATTAACCGAGGGTTATCAATCTGGTAAAGGTATTAATCACGTGGCTAACTTGCTAATTAAAAGGTTTGACCAACTACAAACTTGGGAAGCACAAAGAATAGCACGAACCGAAATCCACAACAGCCACAACACCGCAGTAATGGACACCTACCAAGAACTTGGAGTAGAGTATACAATGTGGATAAGTGCAGGAGACGATGGACGTACACGTGATTCACACCTTGAAGTCGATGGTGAAATAATACCAATCGGCGGAACCTATAGTAACGGTTTAAAGTTTCCTGGTGATACAGATGGACCAATCGAGGAATGGATTAATTGTAGATGTTCCAATGCACCATATGTAATCCCTTATGGCTACACCGCACCACCATTCAGTCCATTCAGAGAAGAAGACCTAATACAAATCAAAAAATGATGCTTATGAAATTCATAAAACATTTAGATGATGGCAGTATCCTATTAACTGCACCAGTCCTAATACCATATGCTAAGGATTGTGATTATGAGAACGGTGAAACACCACTCAATCCCAATCAGATATTAGCATTTAAGGAATCCTATGACAAGTATGGTTTTGTTGACCATGAGCATGGTTTAACAAAGGACGGTCGTAAGATAGGCGAACCATCACAATCAATTATTTTAGATCATGATACTACCTTTACAACATTGGATGGCACAGAGACTATGTACCCTACTGGTACTTGGTTGTTAACCACTCATATTACCGATGACGAGGCAATCTCCGAGGCAAACAAGGGTTACTATACTGGCTACTCACCATCCATCCTACCACGAAGTAGTGCAGACAAATATTTAGCTGCATTAAAGGCGGGTAAAGAGGAGGAGTGTGCCTGTAAAAACCAAATAAGTAGTATGGGTAACAGTCTGATTAAGGATGTGCCTGACCCAGTAGTATTAAGTGTAAGCTTGACTAGGCAACCGT